CTATTCATTCTTATATAACAGAATGTTATTATCCAATTATTATTATTATTTTAAATCAGTTATTCCTATAAAAATCTGTAATGAAATTATACAGTATGCTTTAAATCATAAAGACAACATAGCTATTACAGGACAATTTGGTGAAAATAGAAATTTAAAAAAACAACCTTTAAATAAAAAAGAAACTAAAGTTTTACAAGAATTAAGAAAATCAAACATTGTTTGGCTTAATGAACCTTGGATTTATAAAGAGATAATACCTTTTATAGATAGAGCAAACATAGAAGCTGGTTGGAATTTTCAATATGATTTTTCTGAAACATGCCAATTTACAAAATATAAAAAAAATCAATACTATGATTGGCATTCAGATTCTTCCGTACATCCTTATAATGATCCTAGTGATAAAGGTAAACATGGAAAAATTAGAAAGCTATCTGTAACATGCCAATTATCTAACAACACAGAATATAAAGGTGGTGAGTTAGAATTTGATTTTAGAAATCAAAGACCTAAATATAAAAATAAATCAATTGTTAAAAATAAAGATTGCATAGAAAAAGGATCTATAGTAGTTTTTCCAAGTTTTGTATGGCATAGAGTTAAACCAGTAACAGAAGGGACAAGGTACAGTTTGGTTATTTGGAATTTAGGACAGCCGTATAGATGACAGAAATAATTTTATTTCCAAAGATATTAAAATTTTTTCAATATAAAAAACAATTAACAGAATTAGTTAAAGAAAGTTATTTAATAGAAAAAAAATATAATTTAGGTGGTCACAATTGGTACGATTCAAATAAAGTGTATAATACTTGTGATACTTATAATCTATATAATAATAAAAAATTTAAAAATATTTTATTGTGGATAGAAAATTGCGTAAAAAAATATTGTGATAGATTACAAATTTATTCTAATATTTATGAAAAAAATGCTTGGTTAAATATTTATAGAAAAAATCAAGGGCAAGAGTACCATGACCATCATTTATTTAATATTAGTGCTATTTTTTTTCTTAAAGGATCTATTAATTCTGCAAAAGTTTTATTTACAGACTTTAACGAAAAATCTAAATTGCCTATAAAAAATTACATAGACGTTAATTCAACAGTTTGGACAGTACCATTTACTGAAGGAACTTTAATTGTTTTTAAATCTGATCTTATCCATTCTGTAAAACAGCACATGATAGATGAAGATAGAATATCAATAGCTTTAAATTTTAACGTAAAAAAATAAATGAAATATACTTTTAAAAAAGATAAATTTGAAGTTGTTAAAAAAGCTCTAGATCCTAAGATAGCTAACTTTGTTTACAATTATTTTTTAATGAAAAGGCAGGTTGCTCAAACTTTATTTAAATACAGATATATTTCTCCTTACGCAAGAGATTATGGATCTTGGGATGATGGTCAAGTTCCTGGAACTTATTCTCACTATGCAGATATAGCCATGGAATCACTTCTTCTGTTATGTCAACCTGTTATGGAAAAACATACAAAATTAAAATTAGCACCTACTTATTCATATGCTAGAATTTATAAACAAGGTGATATTCTTAAAAAACACAAAGATAGATTTAGTTGTGAAATATCGTCCACATTAAATTTAGGAGGTGATCTTTGGAGTATTTTTGTTGAAGGTATTAAAGTTAATTTAAAACCAGGAGACATGTTAATATATAAGGGAGAACAACTAGAACATTGGAGAGAACCCTTTAAAGGTTTTGAATGTGCACAAGTTTTCTTACACTATAACAATATTAAAAAAGAAAAAGCAAAAGATAATTTATTTGATGGTAGAATGCATTTAGGATTGCCAGCTTGGTTTAAAAAATAATGTTATATCCTACAGTTGTTGCAGATAATTTTTTTACAGATCCAAATAAAATTAGAAATTTTGGTTTAAGTCTTAAAAAAGAAAAAGATATTGAAGACAGACATCCTGGAGTTAGAAGTAAATCTATCCACGAAATAGATATGGAAATATTTAATTATGTTGGTCAAAAAATACTTTCTGTTATTTATCCATATGAATATGATAAATTAACTTTTAATGCAACAATGCAATTTCAAGAAGTAGATCCAATATTTGAAGAAGGATGGGTGCATAGAGATAGTGAAATGTCTGTGACTTCTATTATATATTTAAGCGAGCATAAAAATTGTGGTACTTCTATTTGTCATGCAAAAGGTGTTACAGCTAATGCTTTGTATACATCAAAGAAAAGAAAATATTATAATAATCCTAATAAAAATTCTTTTACAAAAGAGAGAGAAGAAAATAATAATCAGTTTGAAGATAGTATTATTGTAGATTCAAGATATAATAGAATGCTTTGTTTTGATTCACATCATTTACATAAAGCAAATGGTTTTATAGATAGCAAAAGAAAAGATAAACGTTTAACATTAATAACTTTTTTTTATGATATTAATTATAATGGAGAAAAAAAAATAAGATATCCTTTAAATGAAGCTAGACAGCAAGATTGATATAATAACTGATAATGAAGATTGATACAGAGATAACTTCACAAATACTAGTAGACTATACTTTTTTAACAGGTAAAGCAAATATAAATTGTGACTATTTTATAGGTAAGATTGAAGAGGGCATATACGATGAAAATAATAAAAGTTTTCAAACTAATGTTCAAGCGTATATGACACCTTGGAAATACTTTTCTAGAGATCAAGAATTTTTAAATTTTTTATATCCTGTTATGAATAAGATAGATTCTCTACCTACTAAACCACCTAGTTATTTTTTAGATGAGGCCTGGGGTATAAAAGAAATGCTTGGCCATAGATCATCAATTCATGATCATATGCCATCTTATTTATCTGGAGTATTATATCTAAACAGTCATTCTCAACTATTAAAATTTCCACAAATAAATAAGACAGTAAAACCTCAACCAGGCAAGTTTGTTATCTTTTCTAGTTTTTTAAAACATGGAGCAGACAGAAATTTAATATGGGATAGTAAATATGCTGTTTCTTTTAATCTTCATTATCAACTACCCTACTAATACAGAATTTTATAATGACAAAAACATTGACTTTTACTAAATAATTGGTATAATATATATATATGGCACGAATAAGTTTTTTACATTTTACACCCAGACCAAAACCTAAGAAAAGACCAAGAAGACATAGAAAAAATTTAAACAAAAAATCAACATTTAAAAAATACAATCGACAAGGAAGATAAACAATGGTAGCAACAGTAGACACAGTAGCATTACAGACAGGCTCAGTTAAGCCTACGTCTAGTAATCAAACTACAGCAAGTAAAGCTACATCTTTAATTGAGTCTATAGTAGCTAAACCTACTATGCCTACGGGGACTACTATATCTCCACAATTACAGAATGTAGCACCTAATGAATTAATGAGCACAGCTGGTGTTACAGGTACTACAGCAGCAGCAATGCCAACAGCCGCAGCAGCACCTACAATAACAGGAGCCGCAGCACCTACAAGTACAGCATCAACGATGCCTACAGCACAGGCTGCAAATACTTATACACAGGCTACAGTAGCAGGACAAACTCCTACTATGACTGCAGCACAAGGTACAGTAACAGCACCTGCAGTAGCAGCTCAAGGTACAGTTAGTACAGATGCTACAGTTAGAGGTCAGTTAGCTGACTTACAACAAGATGTAACTACAGCAGTACAATCTGGTAATCCTTTACCTGTATGGGCTAGAGGTGCAGCAAAAGCTACTGAAACAGCATTAGCTAATAGAGGTATGAGTCAAAGTTCTATGGCAGCTGAAGCATTAGCTGAAGGTATTATGAACTCTGCTATACCTATTGCTAAAGCAGATGCAGATACTTATAAGCAAATGATATTTCAGAATCTTGCAAACAATCAGCAAGCTGCAATTACAAATGCACAATCATATCTACAAATGGATATGGCTAACTTGTCTAATAATCAACAAGCAAGTTTACAAAATTTAAATACAAGACAGGCATTCTTAATGTCAGATCAAGCAGCAGCAAATGCAGCTTATCAATTTAATGCTACTAGTCAAAATCAAGTTAATCAATTCTATGATAACATGTCATCACAAATGTCTGAACAAAATGCAGCTAGGAATGATGCCATGAAACAATATGCAACTAGTGAAGCAAATAAAATTGCAGCATTAAATGCACAAAATACTGTACAAGTAAGTGAGGCTAATGCAGCTAGAGAATCTGCTATTAATCAGTTTAATGCTACATTAGATAATCAAAGACAACAGTTTAATGTTAATAATCAAAGAGAGATTGACCAATCAAATGTAGTTTGGAGAAGAGGTATTAATACTGCAAACACTGCAGCTGTTAATGCAGCTAATCAAACTAACGCACAAAATTTACTAAACTTATCTAACTGGGCAATGTCAGCAGCATGGCAACAATGGAGAGATGAAGCTTCATGGGTTAATACTGCTTCTGAAAATGAACAGAATAGAAATCATAATTTAGCTATGGCTGCACTTGAAAGATCTACAGCAGTAGATTTACAAGATCAATCATCTAAAGATGCTATGTATCAAATGATTGGTAAGTTTGGTTTTGATTTATTAACAGGTAAGTAGGAGATATAAATGTTTAAAAGTATAGGAAATGCATTGAAAGGAGCAGTATCTGGAGCAGCAGCTTGGGCAGGAAGTGCTATAGGTGGTGCTATAGGTGGTCCAACTGGAGCAAAGATAGGAGGTACTCTTGGTGGTAAGCTTGCTAGTAGTCTATTAGAAAAAAAAGCTGGTGGTGGAGATTATCAAATTCAAGACACTAGCGTTGCAGCACCTAACTTAGCTCAGTTTGGAAACATGAGTTCATATAGACCAGGTGAAGCTAGAGGAGTAGATCAAAGATTAACTACTGTAGATGCAGATACATTAAATCAAGAATGGGAATACAGATTAACAAAAGGTTTTAGAAATAAAAATCTATTTACGTAAGGAGATACATGGATCAATTTAAAGAAGCACCAAATAACCCTTTTGATGCCCCAGTACCTGGGCAAGGTTTAACTGATAAACCAGGTAATTATCCTTGGGAGCATCCACCACAATTTACAAATACATCTGAAGCTGCAGATTTTGTTTGGGATAAATTAACTCAACCTCAATTTGCTGAACAAGTAATTGCTATGTTAGATTCAGGAATACCTGTAGAAGCTATAGGTAGAATTATTATATTTAGTGGTTTTATAGAAGGTAAATGGAATCCAGATGTTGCATTTGTAATTGCAGAACCTGTAATGAAAATGATTGCAGCAATGGGTATTCAAGGTGGTGTTAAAAAATTTAGAATATCTATGTCAGATTTAACAAATAATAAAGCAATGAAAACTATATTAGATGTTAAAAAAAATAAACAAGAATTTGAAAAAGCTGCTATGGGTGCTACAAAAAGTTTAGAAAAACCTATGGCACAAGGGCTAATGGCTCCACCCCCACAACCAGAAACTGAGGAGATGATATAATGGCTATAGATTTTGGAAGAATGGCAAGAGGAATTGCTACAGGGTATCTTGGGCAAAAGCTAGCAAATACAGCAGCTAATGATGAATTAAAAAGTAGAATTATTGAAAGAGCAGGAATTAATTTTTATGAAAATACATTACCTGAATTTCAAAAAAAAGAAAAAAGTAGAGAAGAAACATATAAAAAAATAAGTGCAAAGTACAATCCTCAAATTGCAGAGTATATGGATCAAGAAGGTTTTATAACTGGTAATCCAAATGATTATGCTAATATTGAAAAAGATTTAGGTGCTAATGATAATTTTAATGAGACAAAATTAAAAGCATATTTAGAAGCTACTAATGCTGGTAGTTATGAATCTAGAAAAGAAGGTAGAGTTAGTGCTATACAGGACAGAGAAAAATTTGTTACAGGTAATTTAAGTAAAAATCAAATAGGTGATATGACAGCTAAATTATTTTTAAGTCAAGGTGAAACAATGACTGACGCAAGTGAAGCTACTGCACCTAAAACAATGACAGAAACTGTGACTACACCAGCTGTTCCAGAATCACAAGTTGGTCCAGTAGTAACTGAAGCTGTACCAGAAAAAACAGAAACTAAAGAAGTTCCTTTACCTAGCTATGAAGAAATATTTGGAGATGGTGTAGAAAAAGCTGAAACAGTATATTTAAAAATGGACAGAGAGGACAAAATTGCTTATAGAAAATTATCTGATGATCAATTTAAAGCTGATACTTTAAATGAAGTTAGTGGGATGAGAAGTATACAAGAATCATATAAAACAGATTATAATAATTTAGATGATAAAGAAAAAGGAAAATTAACTTTAAACCAATATAGTCGTGAAAGATATTTTAGAGAAGTATTTTTACCTAGTAAAGGTTTAAGTTTTAGAACAGAACCAGCAGATATAATTAAAGCTAGAGAATTAATAAACTATTATAATTCTCAGGGTGAAGATACTATGGTTGAAGAAATTAGAAATAGATTACGTAGTAAAGGATATAATTTAACTGATTACTTATTATAATCATGTCTGAATTATTTAAAGATTTAGAGCCTAAAGAAAAAAAGATTCCTGATAATATACAGGTTGATCAAAGTATGTTTAGTGATCTTATGCCATCAGAAGATAAACATCAATATAAGGCAACAACAAAAGGTAATCCTGGAAGTAATTTAACTAATGAAGATAAAATAGAACCTGGATTATTTGATGATTTAGAACCTGGTAATACAGAAAACGATAGAGAAGATATTGATGGAGATGCAGACCTTTGGGATAAAATTGCATTTGCTACTAAATTAGGATTTACAGATACTTATAGAGGTGTAAAACAAATTGCTAATGTAGGTAAAGAAGAAATGAAAAAAGATCAGGAAAAACTATATCAATATATGGAAAATCCTGATGGTAGTACTAATTATGCAGTTGCAGCAGCTTACTTTGGTAGTGCTATATTAGATCCTGCAGGTTGGTTAATACCTGTAACTAAAGCAAGAACATTATATAAAGCAGCTAAGTATGGTTTTGTAAGTTCTGGTATAGCTGGAGGTTTAGGCTATGTTGACGAAAATAGTATATTAGATAGTAGAGGTAAACAAGCTGCAGCTAGTGCAGTTGGTGGTACAATACTATCTCCAGTAATTACAGCTGTTGGTAAAAAAATAAAAGGTGAAAAAGTATTTACAAGAGAGTCTTTAGGTATACCTGGATTTGATGCACCTAGTGTTAAAACACAAGCTGACGTAGAATTACAAAAAGTTAAACTACAGAATGAAGCAGGTAAAAAAGATAGAGATGCACTTGCTAGAAAAAAAATTGAAATAGATGATCCTGAAATGTTAAAGGATATGCCATCTAATAAAACTCAAATGTTAAGAGGTCCTAGACTTTGGTTTAGAGAAAATGTAGTTAAACCATATGAAAAAAAATTTGGTAAACCTATTTTAAATTATTTAACTAATGGTGAATATGGTGCAGAAGCAGGCGGTGCAGCTACAGGTGGAATTGTAGGATATGCTTCATCTGAAAGTGATGCACCAATTACAACTAAATTTGCTAGAGCATTTACTGGTGCATTAATAAGTGCAGGTGGTATTAAAGCTACTAGACATATTAATTTACCAACAAGAACATTTGGTAAAGGTGAAGACCAGACAGAAGAAGTAAGTGAAAGTATAGCAGAATGGCTAGGTAGAAATTTTATTGATGGGTATGGTCTACCAAAAGAATTTAAAGCATTGCAAGCAGAGGCACAGGGATTTTCTAATCATATAGCTATGAGATTTAGTTTTATGGCACAGAAAATTAAAAATAATTTAACTGATGATGAACAGAAAATTTTACATAACTTATTACAAGGTGATACAAAAATAAAAGTTGCACCTGCAAAATTACAAGAATTAAGTAAAGATGCTAGAAAATTAATTACAGAAGTTGCACAAGAATATGTTGATGCGGGATTAATAACTAGAGAAACTTTTGCAAAAAATAAAAATATATATTTAAAAAGATCATACAGAGGTAAACTTAAAGATAGACCATTTGGAGAAGAATTAAAATTAAGAGGTGCTACTTTAAAAGTAACTAAAGATGAGTATAATAAAATATATAAAAAACAAAAAGCATATACAACTACATCTGAAACTGTACAAAAGAAAACAGGTTTATTTGTAGAAAAAGAAGGCACTAAAAAATTAATTAAAAATCACAGGGGTTGGGAATTATTACCTAGTTCAGAAACTAATTTTAAAAAATTAAAAAAAGATGATATGGTTGAGATTAGATGGGAGTATACTAAACCTCAACGAGTTGGATTAAGTGAAATAGAAGACGCATCATATGCTATAGCTGAAACAGGTAGAGCTTTTTCAACTACATTAAGTCAATTTAGATTATACAAAAATATATCTAAAACAGATTATGTATTTGATTCATTAAAAAATATACCTATAGCAGAAAGAGGTAACTATAAAATGATACCTACTACTGACATGGGTAAAACAGGTGGTAAAAAAAGATTTGGTGCACTTGCTGGTAAGTATGTACCAGAAGAAATATATAAAAATTTAGTTGCTGCTAATAAATATGCTAGAGCAGAATCTAGTGCATTTTATAAAGGATATAGAAAATTAAATTCTGTTTGGAAAATATCTAAAACAGCATGGAATCCTACAGTACATGTAAATAATATAATGAGTAATTTTGTACTACATGATTTAGTAGATGCAGAAATAAAATATTTACCTAAAGCATGGACAGCTTTAACAACTCATGGTAAAAAAAATAAAGCTGGTAAATTACAAAGATCAGAATTAGTAGAAACTGCAACAAAATATGGTGTATTTGATTCAGGTTTTATACAAGTTGAATTAAAAAATATTCAAAGCGGAACTAAGTTTCCATATAAATTTGATGAAAATTTAGATACCTTTAATAACTCTGTTAATGCAGCAAAAAATATATATGAAAATGGAGTACTAAAAAATAAGCTAGGTTTAGAAACTTTAACACAATGGTATGGTTTTGAAGATGCAGTATTTAGACTATCAGTATTTCAAGATAGACTTTCAAAAGGTTGGAGTGCAGCCGATGCAGCATTAGATGCTAGAAAATCTTTTATAGATTATAATATTGATGCACCTGCCATTAACTGGATGAGAAATACAGTTACTCCTTTTTTAGCATACACATATAGAATTATACCTATACTTGCAGAGACAGCTATTGTTAGACCATGGAAGTATGCAAAATATGCAGCACTTGGTTATGGTTTAAATAAAATGGGTGGTATCGTAGGTGGAGGAGACGAAGAAGCAGAACGTGCAGTTATGCCAGAAAGAAAACAAGGTGAGTTTTTAAATATGGGATTTCTACCATTTAGAAATATAAAAGTTCCAATACCTCCAGGAGAAGATGGTAAACCTTATTACATGGACTTTACTAGATTTGTTCCTGGCGGAGATATATTAGATTTAAATGGTACATTACCTGGAGTTCCTGCACCTCTACAACCTTCAGGTGGATTAGCTGGTGAAATTTTATTTCCATTAGCAGGCTATGATTTGTTTCAAAGAAAAAAAATAGAAGGTCAAACAGGTATTCCTAATGAAGATTGGGCTATAAGATTAGGTGCTATTAAAGATAAATTAATGCCTAATATACCTTTTGTACCTGGATCATACTCAAGTAAAAAATTAGAAAGAACAAGAAAAGGAATGGAGTCACCATTTAGACCAGAGCAGAGTGAGATGGTCTCTCTTGCACAGGCATTAGGATTTAAAATAGAAAAAGCAGATCTTGATAAATTAAAAGCAGGAAAAGCATTTGAATTAAAAAGAAAACTAGATGGCTATAAAGAACAAATAAACTTGCAAAGAAAAAAATATAGAGATGGTTTAATAAGCCAAGAAACTGCACAAGTAGAAATAGAAAAGATAGCAGGTAAAATGGAAGAGTTAGCCGCTAAGTATGGAGTTGCTTTTGAGAAAGCAGATTATGCAAAAAACAAAAAACCTTTTGAAGATATAAAAGGATTATTTAAGGGAAAAAATTAATGCCTAGAAAATCAGCTACAGAAGTAAAAATAGATTTCTTAGTAAGAGAAATAAAAGAACTTAGAGCTGAGACTAAATGTCTAAGAGCTGACATTAACAAAGGTAAAGGAGCCGTCTGGGTACTACTTGTAATTGCAAGTGTAGTAGGTGGTGTATATAATTATTTTAATACGTAACAAGGAGATAATATGGAAAACATTAAAAACAAAGTAAAAGAATTATGGAATAATCATAA